GAAGACGAAGGCGAGGGCATGGACATGGAGCTCGGCTCGATGCTCAAGGCCTACGAAGAGGCCAAGGCAAAGGGCAAGTGGGACAAGGCGGCGAAGCTCTTCAAGGAGGCCGTCTCGTCCTGTGGTGGTGACTACGAGGAAGAGGACTGATCGATGGCATACTCGCGGACGCTTTCGGAACTCGAACTGGCCGTGCGGCGTGAAGCCGACATGGTGAACTCGCAGTTCGTGACGTCCGCCGAGGTGCGGTCGTACATCAACCAATCGTGGGCCGAACTCTACGACCGGATCGTACTGTTCGATCAGGAGTATCTCCTGCGCTACACCGACATTCCCGCGAGTGCGGCGAGTAGCGCAGGAGATTTCGACATCCTCAACGACGGCAAGACGGGCCTCGTGCGCAGCGTGCTGTACGCCGCAGAGGTGCCGGGCCCGTTTGTGCTTGGCCGAGCGTACATCATCGTGCCGATGAATGGTGGGTATGCGACCCCCGCCTACGTCCGCATCGACAGCGTGTCGGGTGGAGTCGCGACGGCGTGGACGCTCATCTCGTCGGGGTCAGGCTATTTCACGTCGCCGCCGGTGAGTGCAGACCAAGTGCAGGCAACGCTGGTTGATCAGAGCACGATGGTCACGGTGGGCAACGCAACCATCCACCTCGATTCCGATTTCTACAAGTGCAAGGGCGTGTGGCTCTCCGACGCCGATGCGGGTGGTACCACGTACTGGAACCCGCTCCGTCGCTTTCAATGGGAGCAGCAGAACATCCTGCGGCAGGCGGACGAGTACTTCCAGCAGGGCCTGACGTCGTTGCCCCTCTATCGCTTGTTCACGCTGAACGGCATGGAGAAGGTGTCCATCGCGCCGATGGTGTCTGGAACCTACCGCGTGTGGTACTACCCGGCTCCGTACAAGATGCTCGTCGACAACGACCGCATCGACGGCCGCGCGGGCTGGGACGAGTGGGTCATCAAAGACTCCGCCATCAAGTGTCTCCTCAAGGAGGAGAGCATCGAGCAGGCGGCGGCGATCAAGGCTGTGCGCGACGAGCTCTTCTCCCGTTTCCAACTGCATGCCTCGGAGCGCGACGCGTCGCAGCCTGAGAAGATTCGCAACGTACATCTACTGAGCCGCCGTCAATTCCCCTGGGCGAGGTGAGTCATGGCTGGAGCGAAGCCTGAACAGTTTACCCCGCGCCCGTCCGGGGATCTGACGATTGACAAGGCGCAGCGCGCGCTGTCGGAGGCGACCGACGCGATTCGGCAGCAGCCACCGCCATCGCAGATGGTCACGAGCCTGTCCAAGGGAAAGCCTGGGCAAGGCGTTGTCTTCAAGCCGGGGCAGACGGTCGACATCCCGCACAACCTCGGTCGTGTGCCGAATGGCTTCAACATCGCTAAGGTCGTGACCAACACGAACCGGGCTGGCTCGGCGCCATCGGCCGTACCCAATCTGCAAGTGGTTGAAGTGCCGGGCCCAGTCGGGCAAAAGATCATGCGGCTTCGGTACATCCCACCGAAGGATACCGCCGGGAACGACATCCTCGACCCCGTGAGCCTGCACCTGGAGATTCTCTGATGGCGTCCGCAAACGAGCAGATCGTCAACGCCCCGTTGGTGGCCGGCATCGACGCGTACACGGACCCGAACAACCTAGCCCCTCCGGCGCTGCTTCGGGCGGACAACGTCACGATGGTCAACAAGAGCGCGCTGCAGACGCGCTATGGCTTCTCCATCGTCGAGGCGACGGCTGGCAACCCGGCCACTGCCTTCGATGGAGACGCGCGCCCCAGCGCCTCCGTGGAGGCCCTCGCGCGCTACGAGAACGCCGAAGGCGAGCGTACGCTCCTCGCGGCAGGGTCCAAGCTCTACGAGTACGTCGGCAGCAGCGCGACCCGTGGGTGGCGTACGATCAACCGTCTGCCGGAGCACATCGGCACGCTGCACGCGGTCACCTCGTCGGGCGGCTCCGTGATCGAGGTCGACGCGACGCCTGACGACACGAACGCGCTCATCGTCACGGCCTGGGTCACCGGTCCTCGCACGGGGCAGGAGTTCTCCAGCGACCTTGCCTACGCGGGGCTCGTGGGTGGCGCGGCTGAATCGTACGGCAACATCGTCTACTACGCCGTGCAGCGCGCTGCCGATGGCACGTACGCGGTCCCTCCCACGGTGTTGCAAGCCAATAACAGTACGACGATCTGCAACCTGCGCATCACGAAGGTGCGGACCAGTGCGACCACGTACCGGGTGCTGATTGCGTGGCAGGAGGCGAACAGCGCGAAATACCGCGTGCTCAACACGAGCACGATGGCACTGTCGGCGGTGTACACGCTCGGCACGGTTGGCCAGCGGTGCTTTCGCTCGTTCGACGTGACCGGCGCAGCGTGGGGCCCAATGGGCCAGCCAGCCATTGTGTGGGCGGCATGCTCGGCAGACCTCGGCGCGGGTGGACCGGCGCCTCTGTACGCGGAGCTCACGCTCATCAATGCCTCCACGGGAGCGCCTACGGTCAACGCGTCGATCGCCAACGTCACGGCGAGGACGCCTCCTGTCTCCGGGGACTGGTATGAGGCCTGGGGTCAGCGCGGAGTGGTCCTTGAGCAAGAGGCCAATGGCGTGTTTGCGCTGTCCGCGCGCGTCATCACGCAGCTCTACTCGCCGGCCGCTGTCCCGACCGGTAAGCTTGATGGGCAGCTCTGGACGGTGACGCTTGAGGCGGCGCCGGGTGTCCTGGTCCGCAGCGCGAACATCGCGCAGATCCCGTTCATTGGCTTCCAGAGCCGCGAGAACTTCGACAACGTGCTGAGCACGGTCGTCGGCACCACGTTCGTCAGCGGGAGCGTACAAATCACGCAGCCTCTCCAGACGCGCGTGATCGAGAGTAGCCGGCCGCAGCCAACCACGTTGATGCGCACGCCCGTGACCATCACCGGCGTGTTCCCGTCCGACCTGACGCGACAGACCTACATCTCGACGCTCGGTACGTGGTTCGACATCAACACGGCAAGTGCGTACATCACGATCACGAACCTCGAGCCCAACATCGCGGGCTTTACGACGAACATCAATGATTCGCTTGGCAGTCCGGGCGGGTTCCCGCAGCCGGTACACCTCTATCCACGAGATGCTCCGGTAGCGATCTCGACCAACTTCCCACAGATGATCACGCAGATCGACCTGACGGCGATCGCGGCGGGCCTGACCGGATTCACTCCGGGCGTGCATGCGTCGTGCCCCGTGCAGGTGGGAGGCGTGACGATTTGCCTTGTGACGGTGTACGTGAATGCCAGTGGCAACGTTACCGAGGTCGCCATTGAGGACGGCCTTCCGGGCATCGCTCCGCCGTCCGGACCTGCGAGCGCGATCGCTATCACGAACATCGTGATCCCGCGCGCTGGCGCGTTTGTATGGCCCGTTGGCGGCCTTGCGTATGCGCACACGTTCAATCGCTTCAATGGCCTTGTGGCAAAGGATGCACCCGGCCGCGAGCAGCGTGTTCCGAACGCGCGCTTCGTGCAGGACGGGCTCATCGAGCAGTGCGTGCATCGCTGGGATGTGACGCGCGCAAACGAGCGATGCGTGATTGCACTGTCCTCGGTCAGCGCAAACCTCATGACCACCCCAAACGGGGACGAGCCGTACGGCTCGGCAGAGCCGCACGACCAGGGAAACTTCTTCGAGATCTACCGCTGGGACGAGGGGACGGACGGCCTGATTGTCAACACAACGGGCTCGACGACGAACAACGTCATGGTCGCCGCCCTTGGTGGCCCGTGGCGCCTCGTCGGAGGCCTCCGGCGAGATGAGCTGGCCGGCACGCTCCACTGCGCTATCTGCCCCGGAGGCGATGAGTACCAGCGCAACACGTTCATGGTCCGTGTGGACCTACAGACGTCGTTCGGCATCCGCTTCCCAGCAACGGCCAAGGCAGACCCATCGGCTTCGGACTACATCTACAGCGGCAACCCGGGCGTGTTTGTTGAGTCGGCCAACATGATGCGCGTGACCTCCGCTCCGCTCAACGTGCCGTCGTCACGGGTGACGGCTGCCGGATTCGCGTGTGGCGCGCTCCGTGATGGAAGCTCCAGGGGTACGCAAGAGGTCTTCTACATCGAATACGAGAAGACCCCGCAGAACTGGCGGCGCATGCTGTCGCTGTGCGACTACACCTTCATTAACGGCGGCGTGCTGTCCGCGTTCGACGGCGTGGGCGTCAACGAGGCGATGCCGCTCATGTGGCCGCAGAAGGACCTGACGTCCATCAACTGGCCCAAGATCAACCCGTCCGTGTACGTCGTGAGCGAACAGGGAACGCTCAACGGCGTCCAGGTGCAGTACCTCGCCAGCGCGTTTCACGACCGCACGAACAACAACGACCGGACGTCGTACGGTCTCGTCAACATCGCGCGCCCGTTCTTCAAGTACGAAGCGGGCCTCAACGACAAGACGGGGTTCGGCCAGCTCTTCGGCTGCGGATGGGGCGCGATCCGTACGTTCTGGGGCGGGAACCCGGCCGAGAACTACGAGACGGTGTACGCCGACCCGCGCGTGTCGCAGTTCTCGTTCAGCAAGGCCAGCTACGCCAGCGGGCTCAACACGGCGAACGAAGAGAAGCAGCACTACTACGGCCGGTTTCAGACGGGCGTGCGCGACTACAGCGCGAGTAACTCGCTCTTCCCCGACGCATCGAGCGGCGGCAGACTGGGCGTTGCGGCGTGGCTCTTGTGGGCTCCGCGCTCCGCACGAGGCTGGGCGACGCCGAACCTCGACACGTACAATGCGGCTGACGCGGGTGGCGACTTTCTCATGCGCTGGACGTATGAGTACATCGACGGCACAGGGCGCGTGTGCCGCTCGGCTCCCAGCAGCCCCATCAGCTACACGGTGTGCGCGGAGATTCTCGGCGCATGGTACAACCACGCCAGCTCCACGGCGACGCTGCCGTACACGGGCGGCCTCGTCACCCAGTTCAAGTGGGGCTTCTTTGCTCCGCGCCTCGAGCTGACGAACCGTCTTGAGACGGCAGCCGATGACGCGCGCCGCATGATGCTTCAGCCGTACACGACGGCGGAGCCCTACTCGACGGTCCTCTACCGCATGCCGCAGTCGAGCTTCGAGTCGTCTGCAGGCGCCTTCGTTGTCGACCGCAACATCACGCGTGGGGTGGTGCCGTTCGTCACGAACGCGTATGCGGCGAACGCCCCGCTTGGCTACGTCGTGAACAACTTCTCGCTCTTTGACGGGCCGCAGAAGGACTACAACGGCCTGCTTGCCGAGCCGATCCTCTACACGACCGGCAACATCCTCGACAACGTGCCGCCGCCTTCGGCGCGCGCCATGTGCATCCACCAGAACCGCATCGTCATGGGTGGCGCGGATGACCCGACCGTCATCTGGTTCTCGAAGGAGCTCAACGCGACGGAGGCCCCCGGCTTCAACGACGCGCTGACGTTCACGCTTGAGGAGGGCGGCTCGGTCACCGGGCTCGCAAGCCTCGAGAGCGCGCTCGTCATCTTGAAGCAGAACGACATCTTCGTGATCTCCGGGACGATGCCGGATTCCACGGGGTACGCGCCGTCGCTGTCGACGCCGATCAAGCTGCCGCACGGTATCGGATGCCGAGACCATCGCTCGGTCATCGAGACGCCGGTTGGCATCTTCTTCCTGTCGGACCGCACCATCGAGCTTCTGAAGCCGGACCTCGGCATCGATCCGGTGGGCTTGCAGTTCAGCGGGATCAACGGTTTCGATGCGTCGACCATCACGTCGGTTGCACATAACGCGGAGACGCAAGAGGTCTACTTTACGTATTACTTCACCAGCGACCCCGACCGACGCAGTCAGGTGGCGGTCTTCAACTATGGCCTGCCAGGATGGATGCGCTGGCTGGTGAACCCGCTCGGTACGGGCTCACAGCTCGTGGCGGTGGTGAACAGCAAGCCGGAGCTCGTGGCATCGGGCACCGACATGAGTGCAAACCCGCAGGCGCTGTTCTATCGACAGAACACGATCCATGCGGATTACCTGAAGAACCAAGCCTATGCGTTCATCCCGGTGACGTTGCAGACGGCGCCGTTCTCGATGCACAACATTCAGGGCTATGAGCGCGTGAAGCGCGCGTGCCTGCTGACTTCGCGCCCCGTCACCGGGTCGTACCCAACGGTCACCGTGACGCTCGCGGGCCCGGCGGCGCCGCCGCAGGTTGCAACGTGGACGCCGACCGAACTCGCGACGTTTATGGGCTCGGCGGCCACATGGAGCGGGCAGCTCGAGGTGCACGTCGCCGAGCAAAAGAACCGGGCGATGACCATCGCCTTCCAGACGACCGGCACCGGAGCGGCCAACAACGTCCCAATCCGTTTGGCGGGGTTCGCCTTCCGCATCGGCTTGAAGGCAGGCTTCAACAAGCGTACAACCGAAGCAGCGCGGCACTAGGAGAAACATGGCACTTCCGCTCGCAAGCATCCTCGGCTCGGTCGCCACCGGCGCGGCCACTCCGTTTCTGTCTCGTGTTCTTGGTGGCGCGTTCGGCGTCGACGAGGCCGAGCGAAAGCGCGAGCAGGCGCTTGCGGAGATCGACCGCGTCGCCCAGGGCGGCACGACACAGGGCCAAGCGGGCATCGCCTATGCTCGCGGGCGAGCCCTGTCGGACCTCGCCTCGATGGCGCAGCGCGGCACGGCTCAGCAGCAGGCGGGCCTTCAGCGTGCAGCCATGCAGCAGGGCGCCGACGTGCAGGCGCAGTACGCCTCGCAGCTCGCGGAGCTTCGGTCCCGTGAGCAGGAGCGCGCTCGCCAGATGGGCGGCTTCATGCGCGAGCGGGCCGCAGAGCAAGAGTCCAAGCGGCAGCGTGACGCGCTCGCCGGTGCAGTCGGCGGCGCCCTCGGTGGCCTCACCAAGATCTTCACTGGGACCGACGCAGCAGCGGACGCGGCAGCAACCGAAGCAGCGCGACTGCAGGAGTCGAGGAAGCTGCTTGGCGCTGCCGAGTTGACGGGCGACGACATCGCGCGTGAGCTCGGTATGACGGGCGCGGCTGCGGCAGCTCCCGCCGCTGCCGGCGTTGCGGCTGGTGCCGCTCCTGCGCAGGCGGCGGGTGCCGCTGCTGCTGCCCCGATGAACGAGATTGAGGCGGAGCTTGCCGCCCAGGACCGCACGCTTGCGTCGCTTGACCCATCGCTGCGAGCGGCCATGGGCCCGAGCGAGGAGGACCAGCGTCAGGCTGGTCTCGCCGCGTTTGGCGGCGTGCCAGAACCTGCGTCGGTATCGGGCCGCAATCGTCTCGTGACGGGCAGCGGCATCGAGCGCGGCACGCGCATGGTTCCGGTGACGGCCAGCGAACAGGCGATGAAGCAGCAGGCGGATCAGGAGACGATGAGCCGGCTTACGGCTGGCCGCCGCAACCTCGGAGAGTCGTTCTCGAACGTGCGCTCGGCCATCCCGCGCATCAGCTCCGGCGGAGGCCGCGACTTCGAGACGCAGGGGATTGAGTCCACGCTGGCCATTCGACCGAACGGGGCGGAGCCAAGTCAGGCGGAGATGGCGCCGCTTACGACGGCCGGATTCCCAACGAGCCCCGCGATGGAGCAAGGTGAGGAACTTCGCAGGCAGCGCCAAGGCCGCATGCCGCGCCGACCCGCAATGAAGAAGATTCCCGGTGGCGGCGGCCTCGGACTCTGAGAGGGTATTGCCATGAGCGACTCTGAATTTGACAACACCCGCGCAGAAGAGCTGCTGAAGCAGGGCCTTGCGACTGGCTTTCGCACAACCGTCGCCACGGGTGTTCCTGGAGAAAAGAAGACCGTCGAGATGCCGGTCGCGGCTCCGGCGCTAATGAAGCCAGAGGTCAATCTCAACAAGGCCAAGGCCGTGGAGCCGGCGCCTGGGTTTGGTCAGCTTCGAGAGTCGACGCCCGGCCAGATGGGTGGCATGGGTGACGTGCTTCGGGCAGAGGCTCCGCCGCCCGTGGCGCCGCCGCCCCCGGCCGCCGGACCATACGACCAGCAGCTCCAGGCGCTCATGGCGCGGCTTGGCACCGCGCGAGGCGCTCCACGCGTCGCAATGAACGAGGACATGCGTCGCGGCATCGCGGGCCAGCAGGAGGCCATGCGCGGCGTCATCGGTGCCATGGAGGCCGAGGGCCCTGGCAAGGAGGTCGCTCGCGCGGGCATGCAGGTCGAGGGTGCCAAGTACATCCAGGGCCTTGAGCAGCTTCGCGGCCAGCAGAATCAGGACTTCGCGGCTCGTCGCCAGCAGATGGCACAGGACGAGGCTGCCCTCGCGCAGGCGCGCGAGCAGTACAACCCGTCTCGCGTGCTTCGAGACATCGGCAAGTCGCCGGTGAGTACGAGCGCGCTTACGTTTGCGGCTGGGCTCGTGGGTGCCCTCAAGGGGTCCGCTGGGCAGATTGGTCCGAACGAGATTCTTCAGGAGGTCGACAAGGCGGTCGAGCGCGACACCAAGATGCAGCTCCAGAACTACGAGATGCTGACGCAGGGCATCCAGACGGGCCGCTCGAACTTCGGCGACCTGATGAGGATGGGCGCAAGCCAGCAGGAAGCCCTGACCATGACGGCCATGGCCTCGATGGATCAGCACAAGCGCGCGCTTGAGTTTGCCCAGCAGCGTGTGGCTGGCGCCAAGGAGAAGGGCGCGATCAAGGAAGCCATTGCCGGCCTCGACTTCCAGCGCGGCAAACTCCAGCTCGACATCGACATGAAGAACGCCGCGAACTACGTGGCCATGAACCGGGCGCGACAGGATGCGGCGATCAAGCTGATGGAAATGCAGCAGAAGCTCTCTGGTATGGACCCGGAGACGCGTCAGAAAACGATGCAGTCGTACCTGTCCATCACGAACAACGACCGCTTTGGTAACGCAAAGGAAAGCGCCGATGCCGTTGGGCGCCTGCGACGCCTTCAGATGGAGATTCCCATCGAAAAGCAGAAGCAGGCGTGGGAGACGAGCGTGAAGAACCTGTTCAACAAGGCTCTCGGCGAGGCGGAGGCACGAGCATCCGACCGGGGTGACATCGTGCTTGGCGCGGTCGCGCGCGCATTCTCGTCGGGCCTTCGTGGAACGTACACGCCGGAGCAAATGAAGATGCTGAATCTTGCGCAGCAGCTCGTGAACACGGAGCTTAAGCGCATTAGCGGCGGCTCCGTCACGAGTGGCGAGGCTGTCCGCAACCTCCTGAGCCGCGACTGGTCGAGCTACGAGGGCTTCAAAAACTGGATGGACTCGCAAGAGCAGACCGCTAGATCGAACCTCCAGAGCTTCCAGGCGGCCGCCAATATCGACCCGAACGTGCGTGCGGTCATGGACGGCGTGCTCGTTGGCGCCCTTGGCCCGATGGACGATTACCAGAAGCAAACGCGAGACACGGCCGCGCTTGCGCAGGGGGCGACCAAGTGAAGACGGTTACGCTCGTTGATCCGCAAGGCACGAACGTCAGCGTCCCGCAGGAGCAGGTCGTCCCGCTTCTGCGCAGCGGATTCGGCGCGCGTCCTGGCCAAACCGTCACCCTTGCGGACGAGGCGAACACAGAGATCCCTATCGAGCGACTCGTCTCCGGCATCACCAAGGGTATGACGCCTCGGCTAGAGACGCAGCGTGGCGCCTTCGAGCGGGGCGCAGAAGAGCGTTTCGGTGGCGGAGCGGGTCTTGCTGCGGGCCTTGGCTACGGAGCCCTCCAAGGGGCAACCCTGGGCTTCGGCGGCAAGGCTCTCATGGAGACCGGCCTCGTGGCGCCGGAGACGCTTGCGCAGCTTGAGCAGGCTCGTGGTGGCGGTATGCTGTCGACCATCGGCGCTGGCGAGATGATCGGCCTCGGTGCGGCATCGGCGCTGACGGGTGGCGCGGCGGCTGGCGAAGCGGCTGCGGCTCGTACCCTCGGCCAAGCCACGCTGCGCTCGGCTGGTCGCGAAGCCCTCATCGGTGGCGCGTACGGCGCTGGCTCCGAGATCACGCAGGCAGGCATCGAACGCCGCGAGGCGCGTCCGCTCGAAGCTGGCGCGATGGGCGCTGCCTTTGGCGGTACGCTCGGCGCCGCCATTCCCGCGCTCAGCAAGGCCGCCTCGAAGGCCATGGGCAAGGCAGCGGCTGCGGAGGGCGCCACGCTCGCGGGCGAGGCCGTCCCCGGTGCGACCGACGCTGCAGAGCGCATGACGCTCAAGCGCCAGGAACTCGCCGATCAGGCGCGCACCAAGTCGGACGAAATCACCGGCATCGCAAACGCCTTCAACGACGTGCTCGACCGCACGCAGAAGGCCGGCTTCAAGACGCCTGAGGCGGGCATCGGCCGCATCGGCAAGGACCTGCGCCGCATCAGCGACACGCTGTCCAAGAAGGAAGGCGAGGCGCTTGCGCTCAAGGACCTGGAGACCTTCCAGAAGGACCTCGACAAGACGCTCGCCGGTGGGCTGAAGTCCAAGGCGAAGCTGGCCAACGAGGAAGCCGTCCTTCAGACGACGCTCGCCGACATGCAGGCGGAGCTCGACGCCATGGGTACGGCAGGTCGCGCAGACCTCCGGGCCGCTGCTCTGGCAGACCGCATCCGTCAGACCGAGGGCGCGCTCGAGTACATGGCGAACGCCAAGAAGACGCTTGAGGACTTCGCCGCGCGCGGCGCCGACCTGCAGGGTCTTGCGCTCACCGAGGCGTCGCAGCTTCGGGCGCGCGGCAACGTCGAGCGTCGCATCGCGCGCCTTCGCTCGCAGCTTGAGGGCACGGGCGAGAAGGCCGTCGAGCTCGGTGGCGAGAGCGGCGCGGCGGCTCGCGCCCAGCGTGGCGCAGTCGAACGACAGGCCAACGTCGTGACGCAGGGCGAGGTCGAGCTCAGCCAAGCACTCAAGGACCTCGGCATCGAGAACAAGTCCAAGAACCGCTACATGATCCTGCGTGCAGTGGAGAACGCCGAGGCGGACCCTGAAACGTTCCGCAGCCTCGTGCAGGACATCGTGAAGATGGAGCGCGGCTTCAAGGCCGAGCCCGGCTACACGAAGCGCAACGCCAGCATCTTTGCGGAGGTCTTCAAGCATCCGCAGGTTCTGGAGAAGCTCTCGCCCGAGAACGCAGCGTATGTTCGTGCGGTGGCGCAGGTTGCCCCGGACACGAACCTCCTGCGCTCTGCCGCGAAGGGCGGTCGCGCCATTCGAATCCCCGGGATCGCGGCCGAGCTTGAGGGCGTCGAGGGCATCATCGGGGCCGACCGGTACAATCAGATCCGTCAGATGGCCGTCGAGGACATGGTTCGTCCTGAGGTCCAGAACGCGGCGCTCTCCGATGCGATGACGCTTCGGGAGAAGTACCGCTATGTCCCCAAGGGCGGCGCGGCACCAGCCGAGGCAGCCGTCGAGACCGTCGCAGAGGCCGCTCCTGGCGAGGGCGTGACCGCGACGAACATCACGAGTCGCAGCCCTGGCGAGACCATCAAGCTGCGCGAGTCGTTGACCAGCGCAGAGAAGACGCTCGCGGACCTCGAGAAGGAGCTTCTGAATACGCAGGCGCAGAAGCAGTCGCTCGTTCAGCAGCGGCAAGCGTTGGCCAAGGAGGCGCGCGGTGCGCGTACCGCCGAGCGCGAGCGCCGTCTCATCGAGCGCGAACGCATGCTGTGGGAGAAGGCCGCCGACACCGACGCGCTGGAGCGGGCGCTTCAGGATGCGAAGGCGGGCGTCACCGACCTGCGTAACCAAGTACGCACGAACCGCCTCATCAGCACAGCCGAGCGAGCGGAGCAGCGCACCCTTGAGCAGAACGCTCGTCAGGTGCTCGCGGACGCCAAGCGCGCCGCCAAGACCGGCAAGCTCGAATCCGAGATCACGGCGCTCCAGCGCGAGGCTGGCGAGAAGATCAAGCTCAAGACGGACCTCGAGCTCCTGCGCGACGAGCACGTCGGCGTGGGCGCCCGCCTCGACGAGCTCACCAAGCTCGGCGACCGCAACCTGCTCAAGGCCAGCGCGCAGCAGGGGCGCATCGTCCCGGTCTCGGAGCAGCAGATCTTCGACCGCTCGATGAAGGCGTTCCTGTCCTCGCCTGAGGGTAAAGAGCTTGCGCGGGAATTGGCGAAGCAGTCGAAGTCCTTCGCCCAAAAGATGCTCGAACCCGACAACCTGCTCGCGGCTCTCAGCGCCGGCACGACCGGAATGGGTGTCATGGGTGGCAGCCTTCCGACGATGCTCATCGGCATCGGCATGGCAGCCATGGGCGGCAAGCGCGGCCTCTACAAGGCAGCCGCTACGTTCATGAACCCGGTACGCGCGTGGACCGCCGTAGGCGCATCCATCGGCGCCCTGGAGCGCCTGACGCCACGCGTCTCGCGCACGGCTGCGACCACGAGCAGCTACACGTTCCCGGTCAAGGAGGCGAACGACTTCGTGGACTCGATCCTCGCCGACCGTGAGGCGGCTGAGAACGCCTTCCGCAAGATGGCGCAGAGCGGCACCATCGAGGCGAAGAACCTGGAAGCTGCCAAGAGCCGCTTCGACGCGGCGGTCGACTACCTCGAGCGCAAACGCCCGATGACCAAGAACGGCGCCGACGCGCAGGACTTCGCGCGTGCCGTGGCCGTCGTTCGCAATCCTGACCTCTTGGCCAAATTTATCAAAGAGGGTACCCTGAGGCAGCAGGACGTCGACGTGCTGCAGCGTATCTCACCTGAGAGTTACGCCTCTCTCAAGGGAGCGGTCGAGCTCCTGCACCAGCAGAGGCCCGCCGTCGTCGCTAACCTAGCGCCACTCTTCAAGATCATGACCAAGAGCAAGAGCCTCATGCGCACGACCATCCCGCTGATGATGCTTCAGCAGATGTCTGGCGCGTCGACGCCTGCGCAGCAGGGCATGACCCCGAAGAGCGAGACCGCTGCAGCTCGAGGCCGCGCAGCGTCGGCAGCCAATTCGCCGACCGCGAAGAACGTGTCGAACGACACGAGCCTCACCTACTGACTCATGCCGGCAAAAGCCGGGGATACCACAGGCAAGGAGAAAGACCATGACTCGAATCGGAACGGGGCTCAGCTCCAAAACTCGCACGTACTCGGTGGTCCCCACCGATACGAACTTCCACCAGCTTGAGTCTCCGATTCCGCAGGGGAGTCAGGTGGTCAACTCGGCGACGGGCGTACCGATCGGTACTCCGGTCAACCTCGCGACGGGTCCGGTGCGCACGCTCGACAGCAGCTACGTGCAGGGCATCACGATCTACAACGACACCACGACGGTCGGCGAGTTCCTGTTCGTGGCTGGCGTGGAGTACGACGGCCAGACCGCCGCTGCCGCTGGCCCGACCGCGTTCAAGGTCATGCCTGGCGAGTCCATCGCCATCGACTGCCGTGACGGCTCGGGCATCGCCATCGCGTTCTCTTCCACCGCCGGCCGCTCGGCTCGCGTCATCGGGAACTGACCATGGGAGCCCCTCGCCTTCTCGCTCCGACGACCCTTTCCGGCGGCATCCCGACCGCGGGAGCTGGCACCCTGAACACCGTCGCGCTGTGGACGCCCGACGGTTTCACGCTCGGCAACTCGCTGTTGACCCAGGCTGGCAGCATCATCACGAACGCGACCGGCGCGATCCGCGCGAACGGCACGTCGCAGGCGTCTCCCGCGTTCATGCGTCACGACGCAACGAACACCGGCATCTACTTCCCTGGCCTGAACGAGATCGGTTTCACGATCAACGGCAACCATGCGATGTACATCGCGTCCACCCGTCACGTCGGCATCGGCACGACGAGTCCGGACGTATTCAGTCGTGGATACGGGCGCATTCTTGGAATTTCGAGCGCGTCTAGTGCCGCTCTTGAAATCAACGCGGCCACCGCAAACAGCGCGATCATCGATCTCGGTGTCAACGGCACCCGTTCGCTGACCATCGTGAGCGACGGCACGGCTCCGTCCGTTGGCACCCTCGGGTCGCTGCCGCTTGTCATGTCGACCAACGGCATCGAGGCAATGCGAATTTTGGCCGGTGCTGCCGGCGTAGGCGGCAACGTCGGCATCGGCACGGCGAGTCCGGCTCGCAGGCTGGAGATTTCCTCCGCTGCACCGCTCCGTATGGGCGCTGGTGGCGAACACTTCGACTTCCTGCAGTTCACCACCAACACATGGTCGTGGCTGTCCAACGCGGGCACCTACGTCATGACGATGCAGACGACCGGCAACGTCGGCATCGGCACGACGAGTCCACTTGGTCCGCTCGACGTGCGCGATGCGACCGTCTCCGGTCTCGGCGTGACCTCGATCTACACCGGAGCCATCACTGCGGGCCAGGGCGGCGCCATCACCTTTGGTGGCTTCTTCACCGGCACCAGTCCGACGACGTGGGCAAAGATTGTCGGCGGAAAGGACAACGCGACCGCTGGCGAATTCGGCGGACACCTGCAATTCCTCACGCGGCCGAATGGTGGCGCGACTGCCGAGCGCATGCGCATCGACAGCACCGGGCGCATCCTTCAGGGCACAACGCAAAACGCTGTGCCAGTCGGCGTGCGCTACACCATGGCATATGCCGGATCGGCGTATCTCGGCGTGTTCAACACGAGCGCGAACACCGGGCTCCTCCTTGGCGTCGAGGGGTCGAAAGGCTACCTGTACAACGCGGCTGGCGCGCTTGGCTCGGAAGGCTACACGATTGCGGCCACGTTTGACACGACCGGCGTTCAGCTTGGCACCGGTTCGGGCATGGTGTTCAACGCCTCCGGCACGCAACAGGGCCTCAAGCTCCCCGCGACGCCGGGCAACGGGGACAGGCAGACGCTCGACAGCTACCAAGAGCTCGACAAGGGCGTTGTGTCGTATGACTGGACGCCAACCGTGACATTTGGGACGGGCGGAACCGTGACGTACACGGTCGACCAATCGAGCGCGACACGTATCGGTCGCATGGTATTTTTCTTCGCACAAATTTCGTACACGGTGACCGCGGCCCCAACGGGCGGAGATCTTTCGTTTACACTTCCCGCGACCGGCGCGGCGTTTAATCAGACCGTTGGAGTCGGGAACTCAAACGCGACGGCCGCCGGCGACGCGGGTCCATTTTTTATGGTGCTAGGCTCGTCAGCAACCAGTGCACTCGTGCGCACTCGCTCGGGCACTGCTGCAAATCAGCTTGCAGCACGTCTAACGACAAGCTCAACCTTTACCGTCTCTGGCGCATATCAGGTGTGATCATGTTTGCAATTATTCAGACCGTTTCCACATGGCCACAGGCATCGACGAGGCTCACGATCGATAACGTGAGCATTGTCCCTGCGACATCGGCGCTCTTCTGGTGGCACCTCAAGACCAGCGATGGGGCGGAGATGCAGTCCGGGGCGCTGAGTTTGACAGGCGACGCCTACGCCGCGTGGGGCACCGACGACGACTACCTCTACACCTACACCGCGCAGCAGCTCGGCCTCACGATCATCGAGATCGTGCCCGACGCGCCCGCCATCATCGCGCCGCCGCTCCCCGATATGAGCGTGTCGCCGATGGCAGACGAACCCGCGCCCGTGGTAGGATGACCGCCATGGATCCCAAGACCGCGTTCCAAAACCTGGCCAACCTCGCGGCGTTCGCCACGCAGCGCGGCGGCCTCGAAATGCACCAGGT